ATCGAGCACAAGAACTTGGGTTGCTTGTAAGCCATATTCAGTCTCCGCTATTTCGCTGAAAGAATCTTCAGCATTTGATCTTCAATTGATTGCTTCGAGAAATTGGCGCTAACCAACAGGTCTCCAACTTTAGGTTGAATCACCTTGATATGGCCAGCCCTTTTAAGATCATTTATCACCTCCGTTATCTCGCCGGTTCTGGCGTCTCTGCTAAACATGCCGATGAGGTTTCCCATCGGAGTCGGACCGCCGAGTTCTCGCAGGGTCTCAAGGACTTCCTGTTTGATCACGGCCAAAGGATTCATACCAAACTCACCTAAGGCGTCGGGCATCCCTGACTCGGTAGCTCGGAGTATGCGATGTGCCTCTTCAACATCATCAGCTTCGATGACCATTGTGCCACGACTCGCAGCCAAGACCATTGAAAGTTTGATAAGATGAGTATATCGTCGTTCGGCATAATAGCCGAAGCGAGAGTCAGTGATCTCCAGCTTGTAACTGTAAAGGTGACGACTGAGTCGTTCTGCATCGGCTGTTTCGCTGAACGCACCTGACATCTTATAGTATATGTCGTTGAGTCGCTGTCCGACTCTGTCAACCGTGTCGAGACCGGGTACAGTGGGCCGAGGTACTTCCTTATATTTTCTGGCTCCGTACACCAGAATGATTCGGCTGAGGAACCCTTGGCCGCCGGCGGCTGGCGGTAGGCTATTAGCAATGGATGTGGGCGTTGTGCATCCGACAAGATTGATAAGGGGGTTCTTGAGTTCAGTTCGACTCGTTTTGAGTTGGTACTCATAGTCGTCGCCGTCCCACATGGTAGCCAGAAAGTCCAGCATCTGAAGATTGTTCTGCCCAATGAATCGGCTGAACTCAGAACTGACCACGGCCAGATGATGCTTATCCGCCTCGCTTACGAATTGAGCTTCTTCCGACTCAGCGACATTGGTGATTTCCATGATGTCAGTCAGGCTAAGCATGGACTTGTCTTGTCCAGCTAACTCGACGGACTCTAGGAATTCCTTCTGCTGCTCGTTGCCTTGCATAGCAGCCACGATTCCCTGTCGTTGGCCAGCAGTGTCTTGAGGCGCGAACCTAACACCCGTATTCGACTTGAGGACTTTCTTACCGATTCCCGCCGCAGTTGACTTGCGGGTGCCGGGAGTCCCAACGAACAAGATGTATTGATTCGGGAAGATTTGCAGCGGGCCAAATGGAAAATGGCAGCGCCTTCCCAGCGCGCAACTGACATTGAACAACGCTTGCCAGACGTGGAAGAGGCGAGGCGACTCAGTCTCTTCCACCATCGACAGGTAGTCATTCAGATAGTCAGATTTGAATTCAATGTCGTCCACAAAACCCCCGACTCAAGTCAAATGAACGAACGTGTCCTGAGCCAATCCAATACAATCTCGGCCGCGGCACAGATGGTCGAATCATTAACGAGTCGTATGGGCTTGCTTTGGCCTTCACAGTAATTTCGAGAGTCGCCATGCCAGCTGGTTTTGGGCCGCTCAATGTGAAAGTTCAAGAAACGATCTGGGCCGACAGTAGTTTCAAGCGCAATAATCTCAGCCTGGAATCCAATGTCAGGAATAAATAAGATTCCAGGTGCAGTCGCTGATACACCATTACTGTGAATCAATTGTCGACCCCAGTAATCCTTCCCGTATTTCTTCTTCATGAAGTTCTCGGAAAGCTGGATCATCAGATGACGAATCGTATCTCCGTTCAGCAAATGCTGCGGGCGATCCTTGATCTGATTGTATAACTCGAAATTCTTTGAATCGAATCCAGCCAGCATCATCGCGGCCTCGCGCATTGGCCTTGCCAGATGATCCATCAATGTTGGAGTGTCGGACTCAAGATCAATCATTGTGCGAACGCACTGTGCGATCGAATCCTTGCCGCACTTGGGCGGCCCGTTGAAACCTACTACGTACATCTTTGAGTCCCTTGTCTGCGAGGGTAGTGGGGCGGAGTCTGCGTCCGCCCTCACTGAGTCTTATACGATCGTGGTGATCACGCCGGCGACCACAGTGATCGTCTTGCCGTCAGCCACATCGCCATTGCTGACCAGAGCCACAGTCGAAGGCAGGTTGAACTTGGTCACGACTCCGGCGGCGACGGTTGCCGTGCCGGTCTTGTGAACCGAGTCCGCGCTGTTGTAGACTTCGATCGTGTCCGCGTTGTCCACGAATCCGACCGTCGACGCAAGCAGTGCCTTGGTGGCAACACCGGCTGCAACAGTGACGGTCGCATTGTGCGAATCGCCATCGGCCGAGTTGTGAATCGCCAGGGTATCGCCGTTGTCCACCATGGCCACGGTCGAGGCGAACTTGATCGAGGTGAACGCGTTGCCCGAAACAGCCGCGGTGGCATTGTGTGAGTCGCCGCCAGCCGAATTGGTGATGGCAAGCGTATCGCCGTCATCGACGCCTGCCGCATCCTCGATACCGGCAGTGATCTCGTCGAGGCAGGCGGTGATCTCGACTCGCAGCTGGGTTGCCGCGACCGGAGACATTTCATCGAAGAAGCCGCCGCCGGAAATGGCGCCGCTCGACGACGAGGTATCGATGTTCGGAATCAGAGCAAGCAGCGCTTCGACTCGTTCATCGTTGGTGGCAAGGGCCGAGTAGTCGACCAGCGGTGCGAAGCCACTCATTGAAGGGTTAACCATGGTACTCTAATCCTTTCGCAGTTTTGATTGACGTCACGATTCGGTCGAGATCATAGGGGTCTTTGCCATCCCAATCGGTCATGTGCTTGTGGCCCCATCTGAGTCCAACACCGGCCTCAGCCCTGATCCTGACCTCTCGCCCATGAATGATAACTGGGCGGTTCATTACATGCAACAGGTTATGAGCGGCCTCCTTCCAACGCGGATGCTTCAACGACAATTGAGTCAGAAAGTTATCATGGACCTGAAGCATGAAACGGAAACCGTGCGACTCGAGATCCATCTTCAATGGCTTGGCATTTGCGTCTGGATTTGGCCCGTCGCGAAATGTCTTGGGAATAAAGCCAAAGTCGATCTCGTACATCACACGATTCATATTCGAAGCAGTATCCGATTGCCCAATGAAGGCAGTAGCCTCACGTTGAGTTCCATTATCGGCGTGACTTCCAAGGAAGGTTCTTGTGAGTCCGAAAGCGTTAACAATTCTGCCAGAATTTTTGAGCATCGCTGCGATCTCGGCGTAAAATTCTTTGGGAGTGAAACGCTTGTACTTCTTTCGGTACACAAGCATGAGTCCGCCACAGAAGTGAACAAGCCTATCCTGCGACCAGCCTTCAGCATCCTTGAATCCCAATAGCTCGGCCGCCGCGACGATCGCTTCACGACCAGTGGTGATGTAAAGAGTCATGGCTGCCATCTGAAAGTTGGAGCCATGAACCACCTTCTTAGTGATCTGTCTGATTCCTGTAATCTCGTGAACGACCAACGGATCATGGGCTTTCTTGCCAGCCACGATCCAGTCGTAATCACGCTTAAAGAGAAGCTCACCATTAACGGCATGGGCATCCTTGCCCGACTCAACGACCTTGATCTTCTCAGGGTCTTGAGCCTCGTAAGCCATGAACACGTCGTCGCTTTGCGAATAGTCAATGTCCATGAGGATGCAATCCTCATCCGCCACCATCCAATCGCGGTACTGATCACGGATGTTCTGAATCGTTGAGCCGTCCCAGAAGTTGCTGGACTTGCAACTGAATCGTCCAGTCTCGGTGCCAGCTGCATTCATGGCATAGCGCATTCGGTCCGTGAAGAGTTTGATGTTGCAGACGTTGCTGATCTGCTTGGCCGGACTCATCGCATCTTCCATAGCCTCGATGATTCCCCGGAAGAATGGGTGATCGGTCTTGGCTAGCTTGAGAGCGAACGCACCGCTGGATGGCGCTTTGCCTTTTCCCTTTCCGTCACGAGTCGTGAACCTACCGCGGTCATTGCGCGGGCGAATACCCAGAAAGTCGTAGAGCAGTCGGACTTTCTGGACAGGCGACTCGACATTGAACTCGGGGTCATCAATCATGAAGCGGAACAAGTCGAGCTTGTCCTCACGCTCAGCCATGAGATTCGCACGATGTTCATCGCGCCGCTGGAAGTCCGCCTTCATTCCGCGCATGGACATCTTGAGTCCTGACAGCGCACGAAGGAACACATCGTTGTAGTTGTACTGCATGGCCGGGTCTTTGGCCAAGAGAATCAGGAGGAACAGGGTATTGTGCAAGGTATAATAGCAGTCCAGTCCATTGTAACGCCAGTAGCGCTCCATGTCCTGAATCGTTTTGTCTTCTTCCTGTGCCTTGATATCGTCCTTCCAATACTGGTAGTTGTCCATCAAGATGCTGGTGACAAAGTCCAAAGTCTTGGGCAACTCGGCATACTTGGAATACCACAGCAGCATCGAGTCAAGAAGCCAATTGTCAGCGGGCGCTCGGTCTCGGATGTTATAGCTCTGATCGTAGTTGCCATTGTGATAGGTCTTTATAGCGGCCGACTCGTTGATACGCCGCATGACCATGAAAGCAAAAAGGTGGTCGTCTTCGTCAGGCCAGAATAAACCGCCTGTTCTGTAAGCGTCATAGAAAGGAATAATAAACGTCCGTATGACTCCGCTCCTATGGAGTCCAGTAAATCCGGCACAAGTGATTTGGGCTGGAAAACACCCCGTTTCGTGATCCGCAGCGATAAGCACACAGTCCGAGAGGAATCGTTCCGCTGCCATGCAATCGTCACGGGTCCGACAGACCGAGTACGTAAAGGGCTGTACGACTCGTTGCTTCCCGTTAAAGAAGCGTCCGACCTTAGCCCAATCGTTTGATAGAATCCACGATCCTTGTTGGACCCGATATGGTTCTTGGCGATCCTCTTCGCCGTCATCGTTCGTGACCAGTCGCGTATCCAATTTTTGATGAATCGCGGTAATGGGGTACGTGATGATAACAGGAATGCCACGATACTCATATACACCTCCACGCATTTTGTCGAGAGTCGCTATCTTCAAGTCCCACTTGGCGAAGATACCAACACATGCGGGGTCTGCAACCACGATGAGCTTCGGCTTTACGATGTTGACTCGTGAGTCAAAGGCTTGCTGGATGGCATCCTTCTTCTCGACGTCGAACTTCCAAGTCGTCTCGTTGCCGTATTTCTTAACGGGATTCGAGATAAGGTTGTAGATACCTGAGCATACGACTGCACTGCGATTGATTCCGCTGCGCTGAAGCATCTTGGTAAACGCAGGTTCGTAGCCCTGACTCACACCGAACTTGTCAGTGATGAGGAGGATTTTACCTGAGTCGCTCACCAGACTTTCCCCGTGTCACTCACCACCGCCTTGCATGACTCCTCGTCTCCGACATAGATCGGATAGACGACCGGCTGCTGAATGCACTCGATACGACCTGTCGCCTCATCTTTAAAATAAACAGGCTGACTCCCACTCATCACGCTGACATACACGATGCCAGCTTTAATCTCTTCAGGAGTCAAACGCCATGCACTAACTGTGCAGTTGCCGTTGCTGAAGATGTGGAGTCGGCCGACCATATCGTCTAGTCCGGGAGGCGGACCAAAGTCATGAGTCGAGCCTGGGAAGTTAATCGGATCTGCCATCACGCTCCCTTTCCTGTGCAGCCATGCCTTCGCCACGAACCCACTCGTTCGCGTGCGTCTGGCAAAGCTCCTCACCATCAAGATGAGTCACCGGCTTCTCGCTGCAATGAGCGCAGAACATGGCCTTGACCTTAGGCGGAACACAACGTTCACACCAGTCAGCTATCAAGCTAGCGTACCAGCGCTTTGATTCTTGCGTGCCACAGACAGAGCACTTGATTACGTGAACCATTCTGGGACTCCTTAGAAGGAACGTGTGCAACCTATCAGACGATCTATTGCGTGCTGGTTTGCCCATTGTTCGGGGGGAACTCAAGGGATTCACACTGATCAACAACGTGGAATTCAAGAACACGTCGCTCTGCTAATTACCACACGTCCCATCTAAGGAATCAGGCCACCCCGTGGGAGGGGATTCGAACGAGGTGGCCCAACCCTCAGAAGGTGTTACCCCTCCGAACCATCGCCGGCGTCTTCGGCCGCGGTGCCTTCACCGTCCACACCGGATTCGCCAGCATCCTCGACCTGGTTCGATTCGCTTGCGTCGCCGGACTCGACACCTTCGGCCTGCGTCTCGGGCTCGGGAGCCGGATCATCCTGAGTCGCCCCACCGCCGCTGCCGGCCAGGTCATCGCCGCCGTCGACCGTCATCGAACAGAGAGTCATCGCCGCTGCGCAGAGCATCCCGCCAATCGAAATCATTCGCATTTCAGTCTCCTTTGTTATGGGCTGCTTGCCCCGTAGCGAGTCATTATCTGGCTAGCTACGGGGCAAGAGGGTGATCGCACCACCCTCCGCCGATTCGTTATGCTGCCTTCTTGGCCGGCTCAAACCGGAGGCGAGCGTACTTGATCGACTTGTCCTCCTTGTCGGGAACGTTGACGACCTTGCAACGGAAGCGATGGTCCTTCATCCGCTCCACGACCTCGCCGAGCTTGCCGGTCGAGTCGACGCCGACGTCGGTAGCGAACGCACGAATCCGGCCGATGCCAGTCTCCGCGTCCGCCAGATCGATGTTCTGGCGATGGTTGTGGACCTTGCCCTTGAACGATTCGAGGTCGCCGCCGGCCAGCAGGCTGAGGCATTCCTCGACTTCACACTTGGCATTGAAGTAGAAGATTTTCTCCTGATCCTTGTTGGTGCCTTCGCTGAGCTCAGGATTCCGAATGATGAAATCGAAGATGCCGTCGGGAAGCGACTCGAAGCGAATCTCGTCAATGCCGGAAACGTCGAGATCGGCAAGGTCAGCGAGCGAAAAGCCCATGCTATTTTCATCGGACATTATTGATTCACTTTCATGCTATGTATGTTGACGTTATTTGGTCTTGTTTCCGATCAGTGCTGCGAGTCCTACCCTTGCAGGTTGAGCTGGCACCACTGCCGTATCCGCTACGACCACAGCGGAATCTCTGGTTCCGTCCAGAACCTTAGCGCTCCCAAGAGTCGGAGCAACGTAGGTTCCTTTCGGATAAATGATAAGCGCCGGTTCGATTGGCGCGTTGACTGTTGGCACCACGCCGTCGACAGCTTTGACGAGTCGCGCGAAGTTGAACTCCTGCATCGTCTTCATGTCATTGAGGTGCCCGCCGCTGACTCGTTCGTCACTGAGCTTCATATTGATTCGACGCTCAGTGCCGGCTTTGTTGGCTTCCATCCATGCCACATCCGTGAAGAACTTGGACATGGTCAGAGCATGAGGCTTGGAGGAGGACTTGGGAATCATCTTGGTCCACGATACCCGGAGATCAGTCTCTTTGATATCCTTGAGCTTGATTCCTTCCGGCTTGTCCAGCTTGACGAACTCATCCGGGTGCGCAATCACGATGACGTTGCACTTGATGCGCTGGATGATGACGAGGAACTGAGTCAGCTTCATCCCCGCGGCCTTATAGATTTCTCGCATCTGACTCAGACTGGCATCTGCCAAATCGAAGCCATTGGCGCGGGCCGCCCACATCATGCACGACTGAACGAGGCTGGTCCACGAGTCGATGACTAGCACCCAATTGTGATCGAGCTTAGATGGATAAACTTCCCAGACGTCGATCTCCGACGAGTCTTGCTTGCGGTCCAACAGCTTGCCGTTGGTGTCGTCCCAGAGCAGCTTGGGAGTCGAGAAGAACTGGACCATGAAGTCCACAAAGTGATGACCGATGGCCCCTCCATCGAATCGGTCGCCGACGTTCATGAGATAGATGTTCTCTTTCGCTTTCGCCGGGAGACTCGCTATGGTGGGGCCACCGACATCACCGTCGAGATACAAGACATTGAATCCCTGCTCACCGGCAAGGCCAGCGTAGGGTGTCTTCCCGATCTTGCCATCGCCGATTAACAGCAGACGACAGAATCGATCAGTCTCGGGTGCTTCGCTTGCTCGTGGCATTATTTTAATCCTATGACTCTGTATGTTGCGATGATATGTGATTTGTTTGCGGGGTAGAGCTTAGCACGAACCAGCTCGTATGTCAAGCCCCCGTAAGGGACTCGTGCCAGAACCTGACCTTCCACCCGCACGCGAATTATGCGACGGCCACGACTCATGTGTACACCACCTTACCGGGCTCGACGTTCCAGTACTCAGGGTCCGGTCGCGGCCAGTCCATGCGAGCTATCTCAAGCAGGACCACTTCCTTGATCGACTCCTTGAGAAACTCAGCGGGTGATGCCAGGCCGTAGCGAGTCGCAGTGCCGATGGCGATATTGCCATAAGGCTTGTCGAGCCAGCGGGCATCGTCATAGCGGATCTGCGACTCGATGCTTTTGCCGGCCTGCTCCAAGAGTTTCTGGCACATGATATAGTAATGGAAACAAGCGTGATGCCTCTTCTCGATGGCGCTGAGGAATCCCACGGGATAGACATTGTCCATATACATGGGGAACTCGTAGTTGATTCGAATCGCGTCAGTCATATACATCACCCATCGTTATATACCGCAGCATGTTGTACTGCTTGCGAGTCGGAGACCAAAGGGGACGATCGTCCTCATCGCGATGAATCATGTCGGCAACAAAGGTGCGTTCGTATTCAGTCATGAACCGGGCTGCGTTAGTGGACATGATTCCTTTGGCCGTCACGATCATCGCGTCCCATCGCTTGGCATTGCCGAGCTCGGTCAGGTCGATTCGTTCGTTACCCTCAGGACGTGGCATCATATTCTCCGTTCGGAGTCGCTGCGCATTAGGTTGCTGACAATGAATCGTGTGTCAGTCGAGTTGATGTGCGGCACCGCTTGATAGGCCATGCCGGGCAACGCAGCCAGCTCGTTGTGCATGTTGAGTATCTTGGTCTTGCGACTCCGCAGGAACTTGTCGTCCTGCTCGCGCTGTTGCAGGTTAGACCTGAACTTGCGTGTAGTCTCATTGGCCATGAGTCGAATGACTTTCACATCATGGCCGTCGACAATCAGTTCCTTGATGAACTTCATGTTGCCCAGCCGATCACCTTCCATCAGAACATGGTCAGGCGATGACTCTTTAATCCACTGCCGAGCGTGGGGTTGAACGGCCATGCTGAGTCGATCAGAGCCGGGATATGTTTCGCTCTGATCTGTGTAGTCACCAAGAATCGCAGAGTTCCGTTGTAAATTGATGTGATGTGGAACCCACTTCAGCTGACGGAACTGATACGACTGACCCTCCATGAGTCGACGGATCAGCGTGCTCTTGCCAGTGGCAGGCTCGCCGATAATGATGGTGACTTTCTTCTGCATGACTCGTTCCTTATCCGAAAGGATTGATGGTGGTCACAACCCACGGTTCCCAAGGTTCCTCCTTGACCTCGGTGTCGCCCATGGTGAACCATTGATTCAGAACCACCTGATCTCGGCTGATGCAAGGCTCAAGGTAGCGGCATGGTCTGTTATAGAACATGCACCCGCCGCTCGTCCGGGGAAAGAAATCTGCCTGCGCATACCGCGCAATGTCTTGCATCTGCATTACACGAGTCAGAAGCCATTCCTGCACGTCGCTCTTCTTCTTCAGGAAATTGTAGAGCTTGACCTGCGGCTCGATGATATCGATCTTGCAATCGTAGTACAAGACTTCGAACTCTTCGACCGGGACTCCAGCAACATGGTCCACAACGATTCCATAGGGGACCTGCTGCGAGTCAAACTTGTACTTGGCCGTCCGATCCTTGACGTTATCGCGATGAGTCTTGATGTCCGTCGTGCGATACATGTCGGTGAGCAGGTTGCGCATAATCGCATCCATGTAACCGGTGAACGCGACTCCGCATCCGTTCGGGTACTTGGGCGTGGGCGGCAACTCAATGCCCTCGAATCGAATCTCGAACGGCACTTCGATCGCGGGCACAATCTTACCGTGTGGATCATGAGGCAAGATAAAGTTGTAGCTATCAGGCAGGAATCCTTCTGGCTTGGCATCAAGCACAGCCTTGTTCTCTGCTCGTTCTTCTGCTGTGAGTGGCCTTCTAATTTCAGCCAGCACATAGTCGCTCATCTGAGTCGAATCGAACATGGCTTCAAGCGTAGCAAGGCTGGCCTCGCAACTCCGGTAATCGTTGACCTCCATGAACTCCAACTTGAAGGGGTACTTCTGAAGGAAAGCCCAAGTGGCCTCGTCACGATCACGAGTCACAAGATAGTTCTGGTAGCCAGCGTGCAGCGCCGTGCCAACATCGGCCGCAAAGGCATCATCACGTTGACGCGGATGGATATAGAGTTTGTCCAACTCGAACTTGCGAGGGCACGACTCGAAGGTATTGCCCGAGGAGTAGGACATGCGAAGGTAGTCCATCAAATGATTCTCTTTCTGCACTTGTCACAGTAGACAGTGTTATTGAAATCACTGACTCGATGGTGGTAGCCATGAAAGATCAGGCAGAAAATCCAGCTGATCATGAGAAGTCCATCCCTTCCAGCGCATTGAGCGCGTCCAGATCAGTGATGACCGTGGACTTTTTGCTCGGTGTCCGCTTGGCCTTCGACTCTTCCTTCTTGATCCGTGCCAAGCCCATTGACTCTCGCATACCCTTGACCATCGTGTGATAGTCCATCGGCGAGATCAGCTTGCGATATTCTGGATGATTCGAAAGTTCGATCATGATGCCACGAATGACGGAGCCGAGCAACTCCGGCTCATGCAGTGCCTTATACACCGAGTCAAGTGACCCGACGAAGGACTTGGCTTGAGTCTCTAGCTCCGGCGGCAAATCCCGGATTGGAGCATCTGCTGGTATCTCATCGGCAAACCGACTCGTCTTCCCCAGAGTGCCGTCCGCAGCCGTCGACTCGACGAGCAGCTCGAGGTTGGTCTTTTCTTTGGCTGGCGTCTCGACTTGAGTCGCAGGAACAGTTGGCGGGCTTGCTGCCTGAGCAGGCGCATCGTTGTTTTTCGCCGCACCGATTCGTTTAGCTGCGAGAAATCCAAGAGCTGGTTTCGCAGCGGCCGGCGCAGCGTCAGTCGGAGTCGCCACTTCCACATGTTGTGCCGCAGCCTTGAGAAACGCGAGTCCGGTTGCTTTTGGAGTGGGAGAATCGTTAGCCACAGTGTCTTGCGGCGCGGGCAGGCTCGTTCCCTGTTCGCTCGAAGCTGACTCTTCAGACACTGGAACATCTTCGACCTTCGAGTCGGGCAGTTGAACGCCTTGTACCTGATCGGGGTTTGCCGAGGCATCGACCTGTTCCTTTTTCTGTTGCTGCGCTTTGAGCGCCAAGAGATTCAGCTTAGTCATGACGCAACAAATCCTCCAGCATTTCACTATGTTCGTGAGTCTCGGAGCGGCTGGTCCACATGATGATCATGTCGTGTCGCTTGCCGCCCTCGGTCCAAGGGATGACGTTGTGGTGGAGTCGGAAGTGTTGCAGCTTCTTGTTCTGCTGCCGCAGCTTCTTCCTTGCACGACTCATCATCACCCTGATCCGCTGGACCAGAAACTCCCCGGCGCCCGACTCACAAGTAAACATGACACGCTCGCCAGTCTTCATAACGGGAACGACTTTACTCATGAGCAACTTGGTCTTGTCGAGCGGCAGATCATTGAATCGCACCGTCATTAGAAAGCCTCCCAGTGTAAACTTATACTTGCATAACTCGCTAGTTTTGTCAACCATTATTTCTTGAGTCGCAAAACTTTTCCGGGCTTGCCTAGCCTCAAGTCGTAGAAAGTCCAGCAGGCATCAGCGAGATAGTGCGAGTCATGACATAACTCAAGGACCAGAGGATTCAGGTCAGACACTATCACGCCGTCCAAGTGGGTCAAGTAGGTAAGAACAATGTCCCTGCACGATCGACAGGTACGAATCATTGGATTGTCAAACAGCATACCAATAGCTGTGCGTGTACCGCAGACCGTGCAGGAACAGGGAGTCATTAGTTGTAGTGCACGATCATGTAGATCAGCGTGGCAAGGATACCGGACTCGATCGTATTACGAATCACAGCAAGGGCAAGAAAAAGCCTCCAGCTCTTCGTCTTTGCTTCTTCACCGCCATCGAGTCGTGCCTTCTCGTCGAGATACCAATTACGGCGCTCGTCATGATGGCGCTGTGCGAGTAGGCCAGCTTCATTATGCTGCGAGTCCAGCTGCCGAAGCAACTCATGATGATGACGCTCTGCGCGTTCACCTGCCGATTCACTCATGATTCATTCTTTCCTTTCTTCAATTTCTTCGAGCAAGAGCTTCACCCCTTGCAGCCGCATCATGTTGGCGATTTTGTCTGCGGTCACCAACATGCCGCTGTCTCCGAATCCGTATTCACTGGCCATGATAATGTCAGAGTCTTCCGGTTTCGAAGCAATGCCCAGAGTCTCTGAGTCACCACTGGCTTCGAGAGTCACAATGGTTGTCGAGCCTGCGGACACCAATTCGAGTCCCTGATCCCGGTGGGCTGCCTTGACACCGGCCCACACATGCGCATGAATCAGAGACGAGTGAAACAAGACCGGTACATAAAGGCCAACCTTGTTCTTTGTCATGATATACTTCATGACTCAGGGCTTCCACTCAAAGTGCGGGCCGTCGAGGAAGTCCTTGCCGGCATGGCGCAGCTGGTAGGCTTGAGTCGCTTTCTTGTAGGCATCGAGCTCACCGCCGAAGTCAGCAAGAGTCATGTCCCACGCGCCGCCCCACCGAATATGCTGCGAGCAGCCGAGAGTCGTGGCGGCCTGATCCATGGCCATTGCGATCTTGTAGCAGCCGTCCCAATCCCAGACCGGGTGGCCGCTGATCCACGGAACCAGATCGACTGCATGTCCGAATCCGTCGGATTGGCGAAGGTGCTTCGAGTCGAGTGTCTGGCTGACACCCTTAGCGATATTCTTGCGCTGTTGTTCCAGTGACCTGAGTCCCTCGTAGACTGTGAAGTCCTGAGTCGAAAGCGTGATTGCCAACTTGACGACGGCTTCGAGTTGGGGGATGACGCCGATCAGATTCGCGATCGACGATTTGCCGAGAGCGAACATCGGCTTGACAGGAGCCATCGCTACCTGCGGCTTTGCCGAACTCGAGTCGCCGGCTTGGTCGTTCAATTGGTGTACTGCCTCGCCGTATCCAGCAGCACGAACACCATAGCGAGTCATGCCGAGCACCTCGTTTATGAACGTGAGCGGCAGCGGCTTGTTGTCGATTCGAGCCGAGTTCAGCATTGCGGCCAAGTCGCTTTGCTTGATAGGGTCTGTCATAATTTGATTCCTTCTATAGCTGGTAAACATGAATCGCATGGAGCAGCCAGCCAATTACTCCATAGATTATTGCGGGGATGACGAACAGGACGGCTATGACTCCAAGGCATCCCATGCACCCCAAGGTGCGGCCGTCATCCATTATCTACTGCAAGGTGTAGCCCTTGCCCTTCCTCGATCTTGAGTTCGCCGTCCCGGACCATCTGCTCGAAAATTGTGAGTCCTTCGCCCACAGCAGCTTTGTGCATCTGAGCCTTGAGCCATTCGCGGCCGTGCTTGGTGACTCGATACATCCTCGTGTCGAAGGGACGCTTGTTTACTTCGATCTTATTGAAAACTGCCTTTCGAATCGCATTCGGCACCCGCAGCTTCTCGCCATGGCCAACCAATTCGATCCCCTTCTCTCCCTCCCACGCCGGCGGATAGATTTGCACAATGTGATGTGCATGTGAGTCGATCCAGATTAGTGCCTGCTCGACGGTCTTGGCTGTGATTTGTTTCATGATTTCTTCTCCGTGATTCGATAGTTAGTAAAGTGACTGAGAATCGCATACTTCTTGGCAGTACTCACTCGGTCAAATGACCATGGCTTACCAGTGTAGTCGTTCTTGACGACTCTGCCATCATGAGCAAGCCAGTATTTCATCTCATTCGACTCAGAATATGATCCTTACCATACTCCACTAGTTCACTCCACAGCCTGCGTTCGCGAGGATCGTAGCAGCCGAGTCGACTGTGAAACTCTAGCAGGGTGTCGATGAGCTCTGAATGACTCAGTGCGTGCATCAACTGCTTTTGTTCTTCCATGCCGGAACGAATGGTTTCAAGCAGCACTTCCTGCCTCTTATTAGCGGCTTCACCTTGACGGCGAATAATTTCATTCCAATCAGTCATGACTCAACCTTTCTTCTTTGCCATAAGGAAAGCCAGCGAGCCCTTCTTCAATTCAGGCATCGCTACCTCAACCGGCGGAATATAGGTCAGCAGCTTCATCGGCTCCGGTCCCGTCAGCAATGGAAACTTGGGGCGCTCACTAAGGCCGAGTCGTTTGACGAATGTCCGAGCCTTTTGAAGTTCGCCCATATCGACTGTGGTTACGGTATTGGAGCTAGCAGCAAAGGGTGCCTCGACGAAGACGTAGCGAGTCCGTTCGATGATGATCGTCTCGCGAACCGTTGTTCGTCTGTTGATTCGATTCAGGGCATCCTTTAGCTTCTGCTCGTGCATAGCCTTCCAGTCAATTTCTGGTCGGTTCTGAACTTTGGCGAGTCGTGAAGTTACAGTAGCCTCGACTTGAGCGATCGAAGTCTTGTCGCTAGCTGGGACAATGTCCTTGACTCCCGTCGCCTCAGCCAGATCACGTTTACCCTTTTCCAGTAAAGCTGCAAAGCTATTGGGACGCACAACAGGAAGATTCGACTGCGTCTCCTCACCTTCCTCATGGTTAGCTAGCTTATCAAGGGCTGACTCACTGGCTTCGCGACTAACTGCCTCGTGGCCGCCCCAATTAAGGGTAACTGAGACAGCAGCGCCAAGTAGCCCGGACTCGTCGGCAAGTCGATTGAATGCAGCGACCTTCTGTTGCAGGGTCGAGCCGGTGATTCGTTGCTTGGCAAGGGCCGTTCGAAGGGCTTGGTCGGTATAGAGGAGGATACAGGTCTGGCTGGCTCGCGTGATGGCCGTGTAGAGCCATTCGCGATAGTGCATGGACTTGTGCGAGTCGTGAAGGATGATGATCACGACAGGGCTTTCGCCACCTTGCATCTTGTGGCAAGTCACGACATAGGCAGTCATGAGAGAAGCTACTTCTGCAAGAGTCGCAAAGCTGATCTCGAAGCTATGTTCGCCCGAACCAAATTCCACGGTGACGATATGACTCGCAGGTCCACGCTCTTTCTTCTCGGCGGCATCCTTGCGGCCCTGTTCCTGCGCGCCATACGACTCCATCATGTCTTCGAGCGAGACGTTGACATCTTCCTCGGACTCATTGATCTCAGCCATGTATTCGTTTACGGCCGCGACAGTTCCGAATCGACGACGGTCACCAGCCCACGCTGCGTTTTCGGTGATGGCTGTGATGATTCCCGTCATGCCATTGGTGATGCCGGCTTCATGGTCGTTGCGAGTCGCCATGACCTTATCACCGACAGCAAATTTCTGGCGCTCACGGCCTGCGTCAATGATGAAGCGGGGGTGTTCGGGTTTCGAGTTGAAGATGATGGCAAATTCACGATTCAGGGGTAGCTGGCCAAGAGCGTAGCCGCGTGCCCCATCAAGACCGTTGATTGCGGTAATGGTGGTGTCACGAATCGGATCGTAAATTCCCTTTTCTATAAGTCCCGGGATGAACTTGCGGACTTGCTGGCTAGCCTTGGCACTGAGTCCGTCGAACTTCACCATCTGGAAATTGCCGCCACTGACTGGCATCTGCCCCTTGAGGACTCGCCAAGCATTGTCGACGATGGGATTGTCCTTGCCCTCTTGGCGATGAATATGAGTCAATTCCCACGATGGCCAGCGAGCCATGGCAAAACCAAAGACACTGCGACCATGAACGGGCGGAAGCTGATTGATATCGCCGATCATGATGATCTTGCACGAGTCCTTGAGGGCGGCGCGCAACTGCTCCCAAAGATCGAGTCCTACCATGCCAGCTTCGTCAATCAGGACCACGTCCCAAGGCAGCTTGTTACCCGCGTGGTAGCTCGGTTCGAATCGCATCTTCTTGCGCATCTTGCCGAGTTCATAGTCGTAGTAATCCTCCCATACCGGCATGAATGCCAGCAGGCGATGAATCGTCATGATGTTGCCATGCCACGAACGCGGGAAATTCTTCTTGATCATCTGAGTCGAGCGACCAGTGAAGCCCACGCAGGCTACGGACGGAACCCAGCGAGTCGGGGCCTCATACTCATCGTCATCATCGATCGGGTCAGGACTCTTGAAGTAAGTCTCCATGTCGATCGCGGCGAGGATATCCTCGTCCATGATTCGATCGATGATGGCTTGAGTACAAGTCGTTTTACCTGTGCCCGCCGCACCAGTACCGCAAGCACCCTGACCACCAATAGGCTGGCCACTGGGGAGTCCGGGCAGAATGTCGGGATTGGGTTTGGGGAACAAGTGATTGACGATTCCATTGATCATCTCAAGCTGAGACTCATCGAACGGGAACTCGTCACCGATCAGTTTGTCTAGCTTCAATGACTCGCGTAGCCCCTCAGCCGCAGCGGACTGAGTTTCAGGCTTGGGCATTTCGGTCAAGGCTTCGAGCATTTCCGACTCAGCCAATGCTTCACGGACTGCTTGCTTGACCAAAGTGTTGTCAGTCTTCGAGTCGTCAAGAACTCGTTCTGTGACTGGGGCGGACTTAGCCGCCTGACTCTTTGCCAGTAGGGCAGCTAGGTTAGCCATTGCTTGTGGCCTTCTTTAGGAGGAATGCGGGGAGCTTGGTGACTCCGATCGAGGGCTTTGCAGCCGCCGACGTGATTGCTTTGGCTTCCGCTTCGATGGTGGCAGGTAGCATTGGAGTCGTAGCCTCCAGTTCAGCTTCTGCCATCACTGCACGGAACAGCGCCTCGTTCTCAAGCTGCTCTTGGGTCTTGACTCGTTTGCCCTTAGCCGTTTTGGATTCGGGCTTAGCTTCCATGAATGACCGGAAGAACGCAGGGCGAGCCAGCGTGTTGCCTTTCATCCATCGACGCTGATCTTCCTCGAGTCGCAGGCTACGCTGGTAGCGCTTCATGCAATAGGCGTGCCATGCTTCGATTGACTCCATGGCCTTGTCAAAGAAAAGCATGAAGTCAACGGCACGCAGGTCGATGCTTTGCATTGTGAGGTTCATCTTGGCATCGACTTCGATCAGCCATTGCATGAGTCGTGAGTGATCCGACTGAGACAGATTGGCCAGAAAGTCGTAGAGACGAATCCTTGTGTGCAGATCATCGAGGCGCGCGGCGAAGGGCAGCTTGCCATAGTCGGAAGGTTGGAAGAGTCGATTGAGGAGATAGGCCAGCGTTTCGGTTGGCTGCTTGACCATCAGGACTTCAAGCGAGTCACTGCGCATGTAGTTCCAAGTAATTGAAGGCCGCATGGACGCAAGAGTTCGGACGAACAAATCGTCGGCTGCGGTTTCAATGTCATCGTCAGGATTCAGGAGAGCCTCGACTTCATCCTGATACATGCGACCGCAAGGCTTGCCAGTGAACTGGCAGTAGACGGTCAAAGGATTCACGCCCATGTTGTCTTGCATGAACGTAACGACGTCAGCGAGTCGCGTGGCGAGTTCCAGCTTGGCGTCGGCTTCTGTGTGTTCGATTGTCATATTACGATTCCCTACAGATGGGTTCAATTAATCGAGCGGATATGTGGTTACTTTGCGGTCATTACGCAGAGCCCAGAAGCAATGAGTCGCAAGCCACTTACGATCAGATGAGTTATCGTGATCAATTCGCTTAGTCGACTCTTCTTGCCATGAGGAATTAGGCACTGTCGATGGAAGCCTAACGCTTGTTACAACCAATATCTTACAAGCCATGATTCAATCCCTTCAAATGGGTTACGATTCAACGCCGGAAAACATAACCGTCCCGGCTCGCGCAGTATAGGCACAACTCGCGTGTAATGTCAAGCATTATTTACGGAATCACGTAAAATAGTTGGTCGAGTCATGCGCGCAATTCTGCCCACGGGCTAGAGACTGCGCTTCTTAAGAGTCCTGAAATGCTCAGGGTATTTGGGTTCGAGGAAATCCCATAAGGTCTGGTATTCTTCAGGCGATGACTCGTAGTTGGATTGACGAGCCTGGAGGAACATGAACCTTGGCCAGATTGACTCATTGGTCCATGGATTATCGTATTGAGCCATGATCTCTTCCATGGTCAGTTCTGATTGCTCTGCGCCCTCGACTAGCTCTGCCAAAGCTGCACGACTCACCATGTCAACGCCCTCTTTGACTTGTTCCATCGGTTCATCACGAATCAATATCAAAATCTCTTTTCCATTTGGGCCACGTTGGACATTGTGCGTTGAGATTTGTGCAAGCATGTCCACAACGATTCGTTGAATTGAACCTTCAAAGAGTTTGGGCGATCCTATTCCATACATCTCGAGTCGACCGTACCAGTCTGGATTGTTCTTGATATCAGTCATTGTTTACCCCTTCGCTTCCAGCGGACAACACTTCATCCAGCATCTGGCTTAGTTCATCGAATGAATCAGTCTCTGGTTCCCTAACTGCAAAAGCGGCATCCCTGCCAATTTTGATTGTGATAACTCCGTTGAGACTCACCTTCATAAGCCACTTGGCAAGACTCATTACAATTTCCCGGTAGTTACCGCGGGCCTCAACTGTTTCGTGTGGATTCCCACCATTGGTGAACCGGTAGTAGTACTTGGTTGACTCTTTCATCTTTGGCTCCATTATTTTCATGGTAGTCACCGGATTCCTGTTCACTCCCGGCGCTTCGCGAGCCAGTTATAGTCTCATACTTGCATTGTGTAATCCAGTGTAATTCCTCCTTCAATCTTACCAATTCATCTTAGTTTAGTACCAATATGCTAATACGTCTTATCAACCCTCGATTCCCTATTTCCTGCTACCAACATCAGCTTGTTGTGACTCATTGCCCATGGACTCGGTAGATGAGGAGAGCGAATATCGACCCGTTCAAAAAATTCTTCAATGCTCATCATAAGGACTCAGGGGAGGGAGAGTGACTAAGACTCATGGACAGAGCAGCGACTCAGACTCGGATGGTGAATGTGGATATAGGCTGGAATGGATAGATGGCTAGGTTGTACCGAATATTCACTTATCATACTAAACTAGGAATGTAATATAAGATTCAACTCTGATTCGTCTTATCGGCTGCTTCTCGGTCCGTCACTAGCCAAACCCTTTCGACTCATCGTGGCAATCACCTTGCTTTCACTCAACTCACCGCACAATTGACTCGGTTCATCGCAAACCTTGCTTTGACTCGCTTCCAATCCTCTCTCCCCGCGCGTACATGCACATCACGCTCACACATGCGGGCGTGCAGATCAAAGGAGCCTCAACGATGACCCACGGAATCGATTACCTTGAACTCTTTCGCCTCTTCGGTGAAGCTTGTATCTACCTTGCTCTCCCGATCCTTTCGCTTGCCTTGATCCTTGACCTAATCCGTGACTTCCGTCGGGATGACTCAGACCAGTTTCTTCCCGTTCGTCCTGACTTCGGAGTCTTGGAGCCAACCGTTCCAACCTACCTGTCAAGCCGCGCAGTCGATCGCCGCAAAGGATCACGCAAGCCACGATGAATTGAGTTCAACTTTGACAAGTCAGGTGCGATTTGACTTGTCACCGATGGCCTCATGTGAGACTATCAACTTGCCACTAAAGGCAGACACAAAAAGGAATGACTCAGATGCGTAACCTTTTCACTTCCGCTTCAACCTTGGCTCTTTGCAGCGTGGCCGCAGAGGGTGCCGAGTCCGGTTCGACCACGACCACCACGACCGAGACGGCCAAGCCCAAGACGACTCTTGAAGGCATGACCGGATATCGCACATTCGCTGACACCGACGAAGCCACGGCTTATCTTGCCAAGTGCAACGAGGATTTCAGCGACTTCGCGAATCAGCCGTTCGCAATGATCGGGGTGGACGAGTCGGGCGCCTTCCGGCCCGATATCTACACGCCGGAAATGCGCGTGCGAGTCGCTGTTCTTCGCAACGTTCCGCGCACCGTCGGTGGCAAGCGCGAGCCCACCACGATCAAGGCCATTGTGGTGACTCCCGTTCCGACGCTCGAAAGCCTCATGAGCGATGAAGCCGGCATGGCATTCGTTCAGAAGGTCATCGACAAGGAGCTGAATCACATTGCCGTGCGGCCTCTCCGTGATGCTGAGAATCTCGAAACGGCCATGGAGCAGGTGCCGACGACTCGTTCGGGCTTCATCGAGAGCAACCGTGATTCCGGCGGCATCATGGACACCTTCAATGAACTCTACAAGGTGATCAACGATACGCTGTCCAAGTCGATTCCGCTCTGGTCCAAGGCCCGCCTCATCAAGGCCGAGATGAAGAAGGCAATGGAGTCGAAGGCTTATGCCCTCGAATATTACCCGGCGCTCGAAGATCGCGGCTCCGACAACAACGGCAAGGCCAAGGACTCGTTGTTCGTGCTGGCCCTGCAATTCGGCCTCAAGCTGGCCAAGGGCAAGGGCATGGATGCGGCCATCTTCGAGAAGTGGCTGGCGACTCGTGATCAGCAGACGCTGGCAACGACGACCACCGACGACGACGATGATATCTCGCTCGACGATCTCGTGGCCGATCTGGGGGAGCCCGCCGCCGATGATGCCACGGCCAATGACTCGGAGCAGGCCGAGCGTGAAGCCGATGCGGACGCTACCGCCGCTGAATAAGACTCGTCCACTTTAAGGACTCGCAGGCCGCCCCCGTGTCGCAGGATTCGGGGGCGGAACTGTGTCAGGACTCATTCATCCTCTGTTAACCATGTCCGGCGCCTCGCTTCGCTCGGATAAAGGAGCAGCTAGTCGCTGCCTAATAGGAGAGTCGTTGATGACTCATATATCTATGTGTATGCGGCGTTGGAAAGGACTCGCGCAGCTCGGCAAGTGCGTAAGAGCTGGCACCCACCCCTCCGCAAACCAACAGGAATCAAGTGGCCCACCAAGAAGAAGGACTCTCGTGGTTGCGGCTGAACAGGCATCGAGCGTAGTACCTCCATGCACTGCTGAATCAAGGCCGGGGGTATGACCCCCCATTCAACGATCGGCGCTCGGGCTTAATATCGTCCGCACATGCCCGGCAAAAAATTTGGAAAACCCATCCATGAGTCGAACGGGTAGATCATTACACAAGTTTACACAAGATAGACCTTGCAAGGGGCGGAGTCAAAGGGTAGGCTTAAAGATGAAAGGAATCTCGACGTGTCGCTCATGACCCTTAACCCTGCAGAATTGAGTCGTCAGTGTGGCGAACCCGTGCAGGAAATCTATGTTGTGATCGCCAAGCATGAAGTTTTGGATATGGACTCCAAAACCATTGCTGAGTTGCTGGGTGTGACTCAAGTCGAGATCGAGGAACTGCAAGCAGAACCGCTGTACCAGAAGGTTCTGATGTTGCTGAAGGCAGCTTCGAGTCAGGCGAAGGTTAACACTGAGCTGGGCTGGGACGAACTGGAAAGCATTGCGGTTGGCAAGCTGCTTGAACGAGTCCCACTGGAACGGGATGGAGACTTCCTGCTTAAGGTTGCGACCTTAGCGAATCGGGCGACAAGGCGTATGAAACCGCAAGGACACCTCGACCCATTGACCGCCGGTGTGCGAGTCCCACTGACGCTGACTGCAAGGTCGGTGCGACGGCTCCATGGCAATGGGACTCAGGAGATGGTCGAGGAAAGGACCGTGAGTCTCAACGGTGGTCACACGAATCCAACTTTCGCCGACGTCGATCAGCTGTTGCAGGTCAGTCCTCGTCCGTTCATGGATAAGGTCATGCAGATCGAGACTCACGCGACTGCCGATCCAACGGTGGATGAGTTGCTCGGCGAAGTTGATAACTGGTAAGGAAGGAATCGTTATGGCAAAGGCACCTACCCCGCGAGCACCTGTCCGTCAAGGTCCGAGTCCTGAGGCTCTGGCTGCCTTCTATCGCCAAAGGTCCGAGGCGCTGCGTCATAATACGACGACCACCGACGATCAAGCAATGCAGCAACAGCAGCAAAAGACTCAGACACAGCAGGAACAGGAAGGCTGGTTCGCTCGGCTTTTCCATGCGCTGGGTGGTGGCAGCTGAGTCATGCCTCCGTACATTGACGAACCTGATTTGGACGAACTGGACCGACTTGAGAGAGCAGCGGAAGGTCCAGACGTGGAGACGATTGATGTTTCCGCGGACGTCAGGGAACTTCGTCAACGACTCAAGCATGACGGGACTTTCTTTATCGAGTTCTTTCTGGGTGAGCAGCATGACTTGCCGGTTCCGCAGTTCCATGTCGAAGTTTGGGATCGAATCAAAGCGGCTGCCAATCGCATCCTCCTGGCGATTCCCCGTGATCACTCGAAGACCACTATTGCCAAGTTGCATGTGATCTGGCATTGGCTTTTCACCAAACATCGATTCGCTACCTACCTCAGCAACACCAATGCCATTGCTAAGGGTGCCTGCAAGGATATTGTCCAGTTCTTGCGGCACCCTAACTTTGTGGCTGCCTTCGGCAAGGTGCGAGTCATTAAAGAATCAGAGATGGAGTCGCTCTGGCAATATGGACTGCCAATGCCGGGTGGTCGCGAGAAGATAATCATTCTCCGCGCGATTGGCCAAGGTCAGCAGATGCGAGGAATCAACATCGACAACCAACGTCCTGACTTTGCGGTTGTCGATGACGTGGAGGACAATGAGAACACTGAGTCGCCAGCGCAGCAGAAGAAACTTGATAAATGGATTTTCGGTCCCTTTATCAAGGCGCTGGCCCGCAAGCACAAGATTGTCTGGCTGGGCAATATGCTTCAGAAGACTTCCCTGCTTGCACGTCTGAGTCGAAATCCACGGTGGAACCCAATCGTCTTTGGCTGCTTGGTCAAAGACTCAGTGACTGGGCTGCTTCAACCACTGTGGCCTGACAAGTGGAGCATTGAGGCACTCAAGGAGGACTTGAAGGAGTACAAGGATCTAGGACTCGTTGAGACCTGGATGTGTGAGATGATGAACATGCCGGGCCATGGTGAGAATGGCTTCACGCAGGATCAGCTTAATTATCAGGCCATCCCGACTCCGGATGGAATCAAGGCCGCGTGGATTACGATCGATCCGGCTTTTGGCCTCAATGCGCACAATGATGAGTCGTGCATCTCGGTCCATGTGATTCCAGAAGACGGCGTGCCCATGACGGTTCAGGCCGTGCATGGTCACTTCGATGAGACACGACTCTTTTATGAGACCCTGTCGCTTGCTCGCTATTGGGGTGCGTGGACTTGGGGAATCGAGGCTGTGGCTGCACAGCGAGTCCTTATTCCTTTCTTCAATGTCCTGCTGGCTCAACAGCAAATGAATCATCACGTTGAAATCCTTCCGTTGATGAGTGGCAGAGGCGATCCCAAGATTGGCCGTATCCGGGCTCTAGCGAGTCTTATGGCCAATGGGGAATGGGCCGTCGCGGACGACGATGTGGATTTCACGACTCAATTCCTTGCCTTGTCCATGACCAAAAAGGATCAGGCTGACGATATCGTTGACTCAGTGGCTTATGGACCATTGATGATGGAGTTGTACCTGGCCATCATCATGATTCAGTTCTCTGGTGGTGACGATTCCCTTGACACTGAAGGCCGATTCGGCATGGAGGCATGTAGTGCTTAATCTTGATAAAATCATTCACGCTAATGTCCCTCCTGCCAAGGCAGAGGTGCATCCGCAGCATCCGTTCAACAACAGGACGAATCATGACAAGCTGCTCGACTACTTGAAGCAGCGGCTCATCATGGGCAAAAAGATTCGTGACGCTAAGCTCGAACGCATGTGTCAGATCGATCGCAATGTCTCTGGCTGGATGCGACTCAGCGAAGAGGACAAGAAGCGCAAGGTCAAGCAGGAGCAGGAAGGGACTCCGCAGGCGATTCAAATGAATCTGCCACTGACCTATGTCCACATCGACGACATGATGACCTACTTCGCCCAGACCTTCAGTCCGAATCGTGGTATGTTCTACCACACGGGCAAACCAAACGAAGCCAGTGAAGCGAATCAGATCGTGACGCTGATGAACAATCATGCGGTCTACGCCGGCTACTATCGCGAGACTCTTTTATCGACTCTTGCCTGCCTTAAGTACAATATCGGTGGCTTCAAGTGCTACTGGGCAAAAGACGAGGGTCCGAGTCTTTCTCGCGATCCTACCGGCAAAGATGTGCTGAGTATTGATATAAAGTGGCAAGGCAATAAAGTCGAGTCGCTTGATATGTACAACACATTCTGGGACCCAACTGTCCATGCGACCAAGCTGGCGCAGGAAGGCGAATGGTGCGCTTCCGTCAAGATGGTGAGTCATTACTGGCTCCGGTCAAAGGCGGCGCGCGGGGTATTCTACAATGTCGAAGAAGCGCTCAAACAGGATGCTGGAGTCAGCCAGTGCCAGTACTATCGGAATCCGCCGACGGAAGCTCGACTCAATATCGATGATACCAAAGCCGGCGACGACTATGCCAGCTGGTTCGGCGAGTCACCTGAGTACGCGCAGAACACAGGATTCGAACTGACTGAGATATTCATTCGACTCAACCCGACGGACTTTGGTCTGATCGAGGGCCGCGGGGCTGCACTGAGCGGCCGGAGTCGTTACGAAATCTGGCGCTTCACGATTCTGAATGACGAGACGATCGTCGACTGCACGTACATGAATAACATCCATGGGCTCCTTCCGTTCTTCTTCGGAGTCATCAATGACGATCTCATGGGCCAGAGTGCCAAGGCCGTGTCGGAGATTCTTCAGCCGTTGCAGGACTTTGCCAGTTTCCTGCTGAATATCCACATCCAAGCGAGTCGCAAGAATGTGTGGGGCCTGACGGTCTACGATCCGACGGTTGTCGACTTCAAGTCGATTCCCAAGGGCGAGGTCAATGGCTACCTGCCCATTAAGGCTAGCGGCTACGGCAAGGACTTGAGGACAGCGATCTATCATGACACGACTCAACTCGATACCAAGCAAACTCTGGGCGACCTTGACTCAGTCATGGGAATCATTAACCAATTCTTTCCGACCCAAAGCCTGCCCAGTCAGATCGCTTCCATTGATCGAGCGGTGGACTCACAGGTTGCCGCAGTCCAGCAAGGTGCAAATCGTCGTATGCACAAGACGGCGCGACTCCTGGATGATACCCTCTTCCGTTCCCTTCGATTCTGCTGTTACTATAACATCATCCAGTACCAGCCGGACAACACTACCGTCAATGACTTCTACGGAAAAGAAGTCACTATTGATTTGTCGGCTCTGCGACAAACAGATTTGCCCTTCATCATCGGGCAAGGACTCAAGGCAATAGATCGTCAAGCTGCGGCGGGCGCATTGCAGCAAATCATCTTTGCCCTCGTCCAGAACCCGCAAGCGGCGCAGCGAATCGATATGATCGGTCTCATTGACTACTGGACGAACATGATCGATATCGACGTCGACATGACTCAGTTCCATCTCGAACAACAGGCGCCGGCGCAGATGGGTCCGAATGCCGGTCAGACTCCTGAGCAGGTGGCCGCGGCGGAAGCCGGAACAGGCGCGACTCCTCCTGCTCAGAATATTCCGGATGGCGGTGCAGCATGATCGATCTTGAGTCATTTGCAGAGCTGACCAAGGATCGGCAGGATGCAGTTCGATCGGCGATGCTGACTATCTGCAACTCCGGCGTAATTGAGATTCAACAGGGCCGCAACTTATTGCGAATCCTTGATGGAGCAGCTGACGAGGACCCAGTCCTGTTGGCAAATCGAATCATCGAGCACAGGAAAAGCCACTATGCGCTCGATGCCTTTCTCGTGGCGACTCAACAAGTGAAGGACTACCAACATGAATAGGTTCAAGCAGACACTCCTATCCAGCACGGCCGGCTACCGTCCCTCGATTCGTTTGGGGCGGCACGGTCATCCCATGAAGGCTCCCGACGGTGAGCATGGCAGCGGCGACTCGGGCGGCGGCCAGCAGGAACAGACGGGTAATTCTGGCGGAAATAACCAGGGCGGTAATTCCGGCGGCGGTAACGGTTCCGGTGGGAATCAAAATAACAGTGGCGGTGGGTTCAACCCCGAGGCATTCTGGCAGGAACCATCTCCGGCGCCGAGTCCATCGCCCAATTCGGGGTCTGCCGGTGGAAACGACTCCGGGGGTGGCCAGCAACAGAACGAGGGAAATGCTTTCGCCGAGCGACTCAACAACCTGAAGTTCGGAACCGACGTGTTTACGCCGGATGCCATTAAGGCCATGAACGAAGGTGGTGATCCCGCGACATTCAACGGGAACATGCAGAAGTTCGGCCAGCAGGCGGTGCGCGAATCAGTGGTTATGGCGGCGCAACTCATGCAGCGCAACAACCACATGATGGAACAGCGTATGCAGGAAATGCTCGATGAACGATTCGGGCAGCGGGATTCGGAAACCGGACTCGGTCAGGAATTCCCGAGCTACAAGGAAGCGGGCATGAAGCCGGTTATTGACGGCATCTATGCTCAGGCTATGAAAGTCACAGGCGGCAAGCGAGCCGAAGCAATCGCAATGACCAAGGAAATGCTCAAGCACACGACGCAGACGATGAGCAAGGACTTGGGCATCACGACTCCTCCCGGCGGTGCCGGCGATGGACTTGGGACCCAGACCAACTGGGAAGAAGAGCTACTCGGCCGGGGCTGAGTCAGCAATACGAGAGAAGGAACTATGACGTGATTCAGGGCATTTTCGCATCGAACCAGGGAATCGTCGGCGATCGCGTCGGTGACTTCGCCTCGGTCATTCTTCGTATGAATCCGACCGGGACGGCTTTGATGCTGGCCCTGTCGAGCGGTATGAACAAGGAGTCGGCGGGTGACACCGTCTTCACTTGGTTCGAGGACTCGCATCAGTCCGGTCGCGCGACTTGCGCATCCGGCGGCACGACCACGACGGTCGTGGTCGACGACGGCTCCTACTACATTCCGGGCTCGGTTCTGGAAGTCGAGGAGTCGGGCGAGCACATGCTCGTTACGGCCACGAGCGATACCAGTCTGACCGTGATTCGTGGTCTGGCCGGCACCTCCATCGTGTCGATCAGCAACGGCGATCACGTCCAGCAGATCGGCAATGCGCACGAGGAAGCGTCCGGAATGCCGACTGCTGTGACTCAGCAGGGCGCCCCTCGCATGAACTTTGTCCAGATTTTCCGCAACTCGTGGGCAATCTCGGGCACGGCAAAGGCGATCAACTTCCGGACCGGCAACAAAGTCGCGCGCAACAAGGCGGACTGCGCGACTCTTCACGCCGAGGACATGGAGCGGGCCTTCCTCTGGGGTAAGAAGCATATCGGTACGCTGAACTCGAGTCAGTTCCGCATGACCGATGGCGTCGTTGCGCAGATCGAGAACTATGGCGGCGTCGTGGAGAGCGCAGCTACTGACTCGGGTTCCGGGCCGGTTTCGGGCGATTACAGCAGGGCCGACTTCGAGGACTTCATCCGCCGGGTTTTCCGGCTCGGAATCAAGGGACAGCCCAATGAGCGTATCGCGCTCGGCGGCGATCAGGTCCTTCAGGTTCTGAATCAGATGACGTTCCTCGACGGCACCTATCAAATCGGGCAGGGCGAGACCAAGCTCGGAATCGCCGTCACCACGATCGTCACGCCGTTCGGCCAGCTCAAGCTCATGACTCATCCGCTCATGAACGAGAACCCGAAATGGCAGAAGGAGCTCTATGTGATGCACCCCGGCGCGATCAAAAAGCGGGTGCTTCGCGAGACCTTCAACGAGGGCTATGACTCGGATGGCAAGCGCATCCAGGGCCGTGACGCGGACCAGGGACTCATGACCACGGAAGCCGGCATCCAGGTCGGCGGCGCCAAGGTGATGGGAATTCTTCGCAACGTCAGCCGTGCCGTCAAGTCGACCGCCGAATAACTCAGTCCTCCGCTGAGTCGAACTGGGACGTGCAGACCGTCCCATCTTTTCTACCCTCAAGACCCTAAGGACATGAATCATGATTGACCTCGCAAAACTGTCGGCTCAGAAAGCCGATGACAAGCCCAAGGAAGAATCCAAGCCGGTTGAGAACAAGCCGGAAGCGCAGCCGATCGAGGACAAGCAGAAACAGCCTGTCGAGCAGGTTCAGGTTGTCGAGTCACAGGCCGAGCCGACCAAGGCCAACAAGCTCTACACTTCGGCGCCGGTCATGAATCTCAAGGTCGGCAAGTTCCAGTTCACCAAGGGTGTGCTGACTCTGACCGATCCCGACGATATTGCCATGTTCGAGAAGCTGCTTCGCGGCCTGCCTCCTCGTGAGCGCAATGCGATTCGCACGATCAGCATCGAGAAGGCCGAGCAGATGGTGCGCCCGATCGAGCCCGGCATGACCAAGGCATTCGATTCGGCCGTCGGTCGGCAGCGCGAAACGATCGCCGGCACTGCTACGGTCGGCACCGTCGCCCTCGAAGACCCAATCCGGACCGAGTCGCTCGACGACATGAACATTCCGGTCAACAGCGGCCAGGGCACCGGCGACTCGACCACGGCTCAGTCATAAGCGTAAGGGCAGGGGATGGGAATGACCACGTTTAGCCAGCTCGTCGATGAGGCGATTTCGGAAACGAAGCGGTTCGATCTCGCCACGGAGATTGCTGCCTACGTGAATCAAACGGTTCGCGAGGTACATTTCCGGAGTGACACAGGATCGGTCCTTTATTACCGGGACAACCTGCAAGAGCAGCTACTCACAGCCACGAGCGATGACTCGTTTGGCTGGGACATTCCCAACCCTGCCATTTTTCAGGGACTCGTTGGTGTGCAATATGCCGATCAATGGGACCCCGACCGGAATTGCCAAGGTGTGTGGGCGGTTGAGGTGACTCCCTCCCGCAACATGCAACATTACAAGCACAGCTTCTACCGAATAGGCGGTGGCTTTGCCTTCGCGAACTACGGTTCAACCGGCTCGCGAATCAAACTCGCTTATTTCCAGTATCCCCCGCGCCTCAAGTACTACACAGTCGCGAATCGTCCGGCTTCATGGGATGATGCAACTGGCTGGACCTACGGCACCGGCTACGACACGGATGACGAGACTCGTGCAGCCGCGCGCGCTCTCGTGACCAACTGGATTTTGCTCCGCTGGCATGATGTGATCAGCGAAGGAATCAGAGCCAAAGTTTATAAACGAGTCAGTGACGAAGTCCGGGGGCGGACAGCCTACAGCTTGTACAACACGCTGCGGCAGGGACTCTGGACTTCTGAAATTGCCGATTTAGGAGGTCCAGCGTGATATGGACGGGGTCAGCTTGGGGGCAATCCTGCGACTCTTGGGAGAGGGTGGCATCTACGGCTTAGGCTGGTTGCTATTCCTCTACATGATGGTGCGGGAGATTCGGGAGCGCAAGCGTTACTCGGATCTTGTGATTCATATCATTTCCTATTTCACAAAGGTGAACATGGTCGAAAGGCAGACAGACGATGCCCCTCTTATCCCAGCCGAGCTATTTGGTGTCTCGAATCGCGGCCGCAAGCGCACGGTTAGACGACGTATTGGTCGCGATGACGATGCGGGATGAAGGCCTGAGTCGTGAGGAAGCCGCAAATAAAGTGCAGCGACAGGTCGAGGAGCAAGTCTCGGCTACGCTGCAACATCTGGAGTTGCTGTGATGCCTGGTACTTATGATCTGATTGAGTCGTTTGACTACTATCCAGAAGACGTGGATACTCCAGGACTCGGTGTCAAGAGCACGTGGATTCCAAGAGGTGCCTTCGGATCAATCTCCATGGTGGCAGGTCGATTCGGCGGGCAGGCAGTCAAGATCACGGCCAATATCGACGAGCTCGGCTACATGCGGGTGATTCCCGGCAGCACGATGAAGGTCGGAGGATTCGCGGTCTACAATACCACGCTCAATAATCTGGCTGTCGGTGTTGGTAGCACATTGTTTCAGCTCGAGTCGGCCGATACCACGGTGCTGGTCAAATTGACCATTAACAACGTCGGTGAGCTGAGGGCGTTTATCGGTGCGACTCAGGTGGGTCTGGCTGAGCGCCTTTTGGTTGCAGCGGCATGGCATTCCATCGCCTTCGAATGGCAAGGACTCAATAGTGCAGGTCATCTGTCTGTGTCGATCGATGGCGATGAACAATTCAGCTTTGCGGGGGATACCCTCGCGGCTGATGGCAAACAGGCTGAACGATTCATTCTGACTGTGCCGGCCAATGTTCACGATCGCATTTACGATGACTGTTACTGCAAGAGCGGTACGCTGGTCAATGTCGGCGAGTCACGAGTCGCGCTCTTTGAGCACACGGCAGACTTCGATACTCAGTTCGATCCACTGACCGGCGTCGATAATTATGCCATGATCAATGAGTCGTCAGTGGATGGCGACGACAGCTACAATAGTAGCAATGTCGTTAATGCCTACGACTTGTTTACAGGACAGCCAATCGACACGAATCCCGACACCATCCATGCCGTGCAGTTTGTCATGGCGGCCCGCAAGTTCGACTCGGGAACCCGAACGATTCAGCAGATCAGCAAGCTGGGGCCGACTCTTGATGGGTACGAGGAGTTCAATTTGGCCTCAACCTATCTCTGGGTTCGCGACTTGACTGAGGTGAATCCCAATGGCGACCCGTGGCTGAAAGTGGACTTCGGCAATCTCAAGCGCGGGTACAAGGTTATCCTCTGATGGTGGACATACGAGTCACTCGCTCTGTAACGGAGGCCATGCTTTCAGATGCTGGACCAATTCTGGTTACGCGGCAGCTGTTGCAGGCTTTCTACACTGACCGAACCAACCCGATTCGAGTCACTCGGCAACAGGTCGAGGCATTCTACACTGATAAGACTAATCCGGTCAGAGTGACTCGTCAGTGTGTTGAAGTTCTGATGTCGATCGGTCAATTGCCGCCCGTGCAGCCTGACCGAAACCAGATTCTGAGTCGTGAGGCCAATCCATTTCGGCCCGTTGCACCTAAAGAAATCGTGGATGTGAATCCCATTCTGCACGATTTCATCACAGAGCAAACAGCACAGGTCAGGCAGACTCACGATACCAACCAAGCGGGTGACTCTACTGTCCCGTGGGAATTTCTGACCAAGGTTGGTAGCCAGCGACTCTATACGCTGGGCAGCCTGGGGAGGTTCTATCATGATGACTTTGGAATCGTGCTTGCGCGCTATTGCCAATTCAGCAAAATCAAAACGGCTGAGTGGCTTAACGGCCCAGTCGGACTCCTCACCAAATCCAAGGCTGTCGACTGGCAAGTCACCAACGATTACGCTTTGTCGTCGCCAGACTCTGTGGTCGGGATTCTTTGCAGCTACACGCAACCCGCCCAAGGAGATTACGGATGGGTCTTGACTCAAGGCGCCAACATCATCCCTCTGCTCTTGCAGCAAAACGTTAAGAGTCTTGAGAAGAATCAGGCATTCGTTTGGAGCGACTTCGAGAGAGTGAGTCCTGAGGGGCAAGGCAGGATTCTTGGTCGGGCTCTAGGCCCCGTCAATTTTGTTAACAAAGCACAGATTCAGCTGGATGCTGGCGCGGCGATGATCCACGTCGAGGGTCCAAGTATTGACTCGTTGAAGGTTGCCATTGGGACGGACGGGTTGGATCAGAAGATTGCTCTGATTGATCAGGCCGTCAAGGACTTGGGAGGAGACGCGCTGGCAAAGGCCGTTGCGACTCTCAAGGTCAAGATGGCCGAAGTTCAACAAGGACTCAAAACTGAGACGAGTCGAGCAATCAGCGTTGAGAAGAGCATCAATGATACGATTGCCACGATCATCGCTGCCCTTGGCGGAACGACTCTTGCTGCTTTGTACCTGAAGATCACTGGTGAGCAGAAAGAAGTCAACGATGCTCAGGATATCCAGATTGCACGAGTCTTAGCCAAGGCTCAGTCCGCGCTGGATATGGTAATTGAGATAACGAATCAGGATTTTCAATTTCAGATTGACCAGTTGAAAGCCAGACTCGATCATCCAACCAAGTCGGCAATAATACCACTGGTTGATGGATCGATTCCTCCCGTATTGGTGTATTTGCCGAGCGGTGAGCTGGTGCTTGTGGAGATTATACTATGACCGGACTCCTTATTAACTACCTTGGCCGCGGTGACTTTACCGATCGACCTGCGACTCCTGATGTGGCCGTTGGAGCTCTTGCACTTTACTATGCTGATGACGTGAGTCCTCCACAGATGTATGCGTGGAACGGTGACATTGTCGATTGGGATTCCATTGTTACGTTGGACGCCGCCAGTGATGGTGACATGTATGTACGACTCAATGGGGATTGGGTTGTATTGCCGGCCTACCCCGATGTACCTGATGTTCCAGCAACGGACGGGATCAGGTATGGTATGAAAGATGGGGCGTGGGATGCGATTCCTGACCCCGACGTTGAAGAAGCGCCAGTTGATGGTACAGCTTATGTCAGAAAAGATGCCGGCTGGGTGGCTGAGTCCGGCGGTGGAGGAGGTGGCATGACTCAAGTGTCGGCTAGGTATTGGGCGCTTGATAATATCAGGCACAATCCCAATCTGACTGATGCGGCTAGCATGGCGGCCATTGTGTTCTATGCCAGCGGCTCCCCAATATCGACTCCCACGATTCTAACAGCCAACTCCATTGATGCCAGTAACGCCATTGCTAATGCGTTTGATGGCAACGCCTCGACTTTCTGGTCTACCTATGGTATGCCAGCGACTCTTGTAGTATTGGACTTTGGCACTGATATTACTCCCGACGAGTTGCAAATTACTTGCCGTAATGACAATAATGCGCAGGTGCCATTTCGACTCGATCTCTTTGCAGGTGATGACCCAAAGACAATGGAACTTATCACCACGATTTTCTGTGGTGATGTTTGGCCTTCTAACGGGTATACTGCATCATTCACGATTCCTGAGGTACGCGGTTAATTACGCTAGAGCGTAAACTGGCCCTCAGTTACCATTGACTTGCTCTTCGGAGCAGACCCGAAACAGGAGTGAATCATGAATGACCTTATCACATATCTCTCCCAGCTAACGGGGTTGCAGCCTGCGACTCTGATCCTGTTGGGCGGAGTCATCATCACGGTCGCCAACGCACTGAGTCGGCTGATCCCCGACGACTCAACGGGCTTTCTGGGTGCCCTGCGCCTCGTCTGCAAGTTTGTCGGCGTCAATGTCTCGAATCGTCTCTCGGGCGGGATCACCGTCAATGATGTCGGCCGCGCGCTGCTCAAGACGGGCGAGTCGAAACCCGAGGTTAATGCAATCCTCAGGGAAACGGGAGCGCTGCCAGGTCCTGGAGTCGCTGGCATCACCAGAGCCGCTAACGGCAAGTTCCAGAAGTCTTCGAGTCCGTTCATCGTGACGGTATTCGTTTTCTTGCTGGTTTGCATGGCAGTCGGACTCAGCGGCTGTGCAACCTTCAACGACGCCAAGATCAAGAAGACCCTCTGCGAGAATCAGTTTGCCTCCCGTGCGGCGCTGAATCTCAAAATCGCCGAGGATGGCAAGATCAAGGACGAGGCGATTCGTCAAGCGGCGCTGTCCCTGGACGAGTCGTTGATGGCGGCTCTCAATGCCTGCCCGCCCATCGGTACACCAGCGCCGGTTGGGCGTTGATTCAAGGAGCTTCGGGATGAGTAACGTAACTGTCTTCGGCCGATCGACTCTTCTGGCCGCAGCGCTGCGTGATACGAGCACTACCTTCTGGGTAGGACTCGTGGATGCGTCGCCTGATCCCGAACTTCTCATAGCTGATTGCGTCGAGCCAACGATTGGCGTGAACGGCTATGAGAGGATTCAAATAACTCGCGATGGGACTGGCTGGCCCGGTAGCGGGACTCTCAATGGTCAGCCTTATGTTGAGTCAGACTGGCTGATTTGGGAGGCAACGGGCGGAGCTTTCGACAAGACGGTCCAGAGGCTGATGCTCGTCGTCAATGAAACCAATGTCGTCGATGACGAGTCGGACGAGAACACCAAGGTTCTTGCGCTGAGTGCGGCGATGCCATTGGCTTTGACGGTCGATGAGGATACGCCCGAGGCCGACCGCAAGTTCAAGTTCCGAATCTACGGATAGGGGTAGCATGGCTCAGGAAGTTTACCGCACCGCAGACGTTCTCGGACTCACTCCGGCAATCGATCCGACTCGCTCGCAGAAGCAGTTCAGTTTGGACGGGGCGAATTATATTTTCGATGCCATCGGTCCCAAGAGTGCCTTCGGGAATCGACTGCTGCTGCCCCAGCCCTTGGAGGGTGTGACTCAAATCCAGAGCTTTCGGCTCAAGCTGCGCGGGCAGGACCGCTCATTCACCATTACGACTCAGGCTATTCTTGAATGGCGCGAGGACCTCGGTGGATTTCGGGTGATCTACGTGATTCCTGACACCACTGAAGCTCCCTACCGCTGGACTTGGGGCTTCCTGAGCGGAGTCATGTACTTCTGCCACCCGAGAACAGGAATCATCTTCTACTCGCTGGACAATGATGTGGCTGGTCCCGTCGAGGGCAATGGCGCACCCACGGATGCCCTCGCAATCGTCGTCAATAACGGCGCATTGGCTGCGATCACTCCGGAATTTGTGATGTGGTCGAATCCCAGCGATGGAACCAACTTTATTCCGGCTCTCGGCGGCGCAGGATTCGAGAAAATCGCAGCTAGGATTCCCGGCTACCCGATTATGCTCACCAGCTACACGGGAGGACTCCTTACTTGGACAACCGGAGGGGTCCTCAGGAGTGAATACACCGGCGGGCAAGAGGTTTATCGCCATCGGCCGTTGAATACTGAGTATCGGCCGATCAATTCGTTCTGCACGTTCAAGAGCGACGACGATACGGTGGTGTTTCTGGACGAGCGAGGATTCTTCCAGAGCAAGGGTGAGGCCCCGACTCCTTACACGCCGCTATTCAACGAATTCCTGATCGGCTGGCTGCAAGCCAACAAGTTTCGGCTCGGTGACAACGTCCGAATCGAGTGGGATGATCGCAAACGGCTTTTGTTCATGAGCTATTCGGAGTCAAGGTACGACGAAATCTACGAGAGTGCCTTTGTGCTGTATCCGCCCGCCGACAAATGGGGTCAGTTCAATGAGTCGCACTATGGTATTCTGCCAATTCGGATTAACGGCGGAGAACGCGACGACGATTATTTTGCGTTCGTTGACGCAGACCGCCGAATCAAACTCTGGCAGGAAACCGGTAGTCGTGAGGTTGTTGGTGTGCACACCACGGACAATCTGTTTTATCCAGTGACTCAAGTTCCGTTCCATCGTGAGGACGGGGAGTCAAGTTATATCCTCGGCGCTTCGATGTGCTTTGATACCTTCAACTCCGATGTGATTCAACAGCGCGCAGCATACTATGCCAATGACGGTATGACTCCAGTTGCGCCGCAGCTGACTGATCTCGACGCGTTCGTGCAGATCGGCCTGTTCAGGGCCAGCCAGGATATGAGTCATGACGAGGTCACGGAAATCATCCAGGTACTGGTTCGGTCCAACCAGTCGGGTCCGACCGATCGAGTCACGGGCCAGTTTCAACTCGCCCCACCGACCAATCCCGGATTTAATTATACCGCCGAAGAGTCCAGTTTCTATGGACTTGAAGAAATCAACTACGTCAACCATAAACTCCGAGTCATTGCCACCAACGATGGCATCACGGAGTACCAACATGCCGACCCTGCCTTGGTGGGATTCAGCCGCGCTGCTCGTCATTACAGTTGTAGCTGTGTTGGCATTTGGCATATCATTGAGTTAAGGGCCAACGAATTGGGCGAGGCGTTCCATCTACGCACGCTCGAATTGACGGCTACCAGTGCAGGACGACTCATGTGACCGACTATCCATTAGTTTTGGAGGGCAACTCCTACAGCTTTGCCATCGCCTTTACGGGCGAGGTTGGCGAGCTGAGGTACGACTCGAGCAACTGGGACTTGCTCTTGCATGACGGCGCCACTGTGGGGGGTCGCCGATTCCTCAGCATGGCCAACAGCGATCAGAGGTATCAGGCCAAGTCGGTTGAACTGAGCGGGCTGACTGGCTTCGAGCCCCAGCAGAAAGGCTTCCTGGTACGACTCGGGCCGTCGACTTATCGCATTCGGACATGGCAGGTGGATGGTGCGAATCTCGTCATCACCAATGCTAACGGCTACGCGGGCAATCCACTGATCGGACTCAAGCCGACGATCAGCAGCGATCATACCTTCGCCGGCGACGTCACATTTCAACAGCCGATTCAAGCAGATGGAGGTGTCATTGGCGATGTCACTGGCAACACCGCTGGGACTCATACCGGTAATGTTGTGGGTAATACTACCGGTACGCATACGGGTTCAGTTGACGCTCGCGGCGCGGATTTCTTTGTCGATGATGGTGCGATTCATCTTGCGGCGCTGAATGATGATGTGGGTGAATACATCCTCGGTCGCGGCGTGCCATATGGTGGAATCATCATGTGGACTGGCTCTATAGCGGCGATTCCTTCTTACTGGTTCCTGTGCGACGGGACCAACGGAACGCCTGACCTGCGAGATCGATTCATTCTGGGTGCCGGTGGCGTCTATGCTCCTCACAATACGGGCGGCTCTGACCTAATTACCGCCGACCTCGATATCGATGCGTTGACGAGTCATAGTCATACGTTCGAGGACGATGGGCATACCCTGATCGAGGCCGAGATTCCCGCCCACAAGCATGGCTCTGGTGCAGTCGACCGGAACCCTACTGGCGGCACATGGCATCCATACGGAGTCCACACGCTTGCGACTCCGACAGCCGAAAGCATCAAGGAGCGGAGTGAACCCGGACAAGGTGAGTCGTGGACGTCCACAGTCGGTGGCGGCACGGCCCATTCGCACTCGGGTACAACCGATGCCGGCGGCGGAGTCACTCCCACGGGTACGGTCACGTTCGATCCAAAGCCACAGTTCTTCGCTCTTGCGTATATCATGAAGGGAGTTTGAGTCATGTTTGGTCTTAGCTTTGGCACGTCGAAAGAAAAGACGGACCAGACCCAAACCATCGACCAGTTGGTCAAAGGGACTCAGAATACATCTGGGACCCAGAATCAGACCACGACTGGCAAGAGCAGCACCACGTCGCAAGGCACGTCCAGCACGAGTCAGGTGAGCGACCAGACTCAGAACACCACGGGCAAGCAAACCACGACCGGGGTGACACAGAACTTCGATGCCAGTACGCTCGAAGCTCTCGGTGGAAATATCGGGCAGTTTATCAGCAAAATCCTCGGTGGTTCGACTTCGAGTCCTGACGCTGCCGCGGGTGCCCTGGGGACTTTCGATCCGGAAGCTTTCATCAACAACACGATGAAAGCGGCGGCTGCCTCGACGGCTGATCAGGTCGGCCAAGCGACTCGTGGTGTCACGTCACTGGTCGGTGGGAATGCCAGCGAGAACTCCATGAGTGCGCTGCTTGACGCAGATATCCAGAACAAGGCCGGCGCCAGTCTCGCGGGAGTCAGGGCAGGGGCCGAGAAGACAGCACAGGATATCCAGACTCAACGGGCTGGAGCTCTGAGTCAGATCGGCACCTCGGCTCAAAACGCCCTATCCCAGGTCCTCAATGCTATTAAGGGTGGCACGCAAACCACGAGTCAGGATGCCACCAACGTAGCCTCTACGGGCACCACGGGAACTAACACTGCCACGACGAACACCAGCGAGCAATCGCAGACGAATCAGTCGCAGCAGCTGATCGATATTATCAACCAGCTGGTGAATACCAATCAGGAAACCACTGGCACGACTCACGTTGTTGGCACGACCAAGAAGTCGGGCGGCGGCATCAGTTTAGGATTGTGAAATGAGCGAGTCAAATCCAACTGGCGGCGGCTTCAGCGTAGGTCATTTCATCGGCAAGCTTTTCAGCGGCGATGGTGGCGGCATGGTCGGTGGCGTGAGTCCCATGGGTGACTTCGACCCCGTGCAGTTCGTCAACGCCAACCTGTCTGCGGCTCAACATTCCAAGGGTGGCGTCGGCTTGAAGGACATTTTGCAAGGAGTCGCAGGACTACTCGGTGTAGGCAAGGGGCATCAAGCAGGCGCTCCTCAGCCCAGCCCAGATGACAGTGCCCCCGTGACTCAGGGCACCAAGGCCCCCAAGCTGAACCCAACCCACCTCAAACACGCCAACGACCTGTTGGATAATATCCTTACGACTCTAGGTAACGACCCTAATCAAGGGAATCAGTGATGAGCAACAGTTATATCGATGGCATTCTCAAGGTCATTGGTGGCGGCAGGGACACCAGCGATTATCGGAGTCAAGCCGAGCAGGATGCGCTTCGTGCCCGCGGCGTGACCAAGACCGTTCATTCGAGTCATACGGTTGGCACTCCTGAGCGGCCGGGTGCCATTGACGTCGGCGGGAATCCCATCTCGCCGGACGAGGCCGAGCGTCTGCTGCACTCCAATGGATTCCCTTATGCCAGTGCGATTTATGAGTCGGGTAAGGGTACCAACAATGGCACGGGGCCGCACTTGCATATCACACTTGACTCCAAGGCATCGCGGTATGTCAACGGAGCGGGGGACTCTACGACTGCTGCAACGGCTTCGCCTTCGAGTCCCCCAGTTCCAGCCGTCTTGAGGGATCAGGGCTCGACGGCTCTCCCCACGGACTCAGGTCCAGCCAATCTGGTGAATCCTTTTGACGTGACCAAAGGCAACTTGCCGGCTGATCTGTCAACGGCTGACTCGCGGGCACGTACCGCAGACGCCATGTTGCAGGACGTGATCAATACGCAGATTCCTGAGAACGAGGCCAAGCGTACGGCCGATTTGCAGGCGCGGAATGACACGATTCATGCCGTGAACAGCGATATCACCGAGAGGACCAACGCGTTCCTCAACAAGGTCAAGCCGCTGTTCCAGCAGAAGGAAGCTGTGGCCGATCGCTATCGGCAAGTCACGGACATGAATCCCCTCGAGCGTGGGTTCATGAGTCTATTCGACCCGAGCTACGACAAGGATCATCTGAGGCAGGTCGATCAGGCCATTGGGAATCAGCTGGCTACCTACGGCGAAGACTATCACGCTATCCTCGATGCTCAGTCGACTCTGCTCAAAGTGGTCGACCAGAACTATCAGGGCGACGAGCAGATGAATCTTCTGCAACGCGGGTTTATCGATGAGAAACTGGACCTTGCCAGCAAGAGCTTTGCATCTGCCGACACCATCATCACCAACTCGATGAAGGCAATCGGCGCTCAGAGTCAGATCCTCGCTGCTCAGAACCAGTTGCAGGATCAGGTCATCACAAGTCTGACTCCAGGGCAGCGGGCCACAGCGCTGGAAGCCGCAAGGAAGAACCCGGATAAGACGGTCACCATTCAGGGTGCACGATTCACTGAAGGGCAGCTTCTAGCCGCGAGCCAAGCCGATGCCAAACAGCAAGTCACACTGGATGAGATGATTTTGAGTCGTCAGACCCAGCAGATGAACAACTCAATGACTGCCCAGCGCATGGCAGATCAGGCCGAGGACAAGTTCATCGGGACTCTTACCACTGCTCAGCAGCGTGAAGCGATTCAGAATGGCGGCAATTATCAGGGCCATCAGCTGAGTCTCGATAAGCTGGGACAGGGACTTCAAGGCTCCATGCAGCGCGATCAGCTTATGGTCGGCGGCACAATGATGCAAGGCGCGACTGGTTCACTGGCTGCCTCAGTCAAAGGCATGTCCAATCAGATGAAGCTGGGGAATCAAAGGGCGTTGCAGTTGACGGGAGTCGCTCCGCCTGAGTTACTGCGAACGGCAGGTCTGATTCAGAAAGAAATCAGCGAGATCACGGACAAGATCGTCAATGCTCCGGTAGACCAAGCCGATGCGCTTTCGGCTCAGTACGCGCCGCGAGTCCAGCAACTCTACCAGATGCAGCAGGCAGCAGTCGAAGGAGTCGCAGATCGCTGGGCCGGCGGCAACAAGAAACTCAAGCCGCTGGCCATGGCATTTCTGTCAGGCTCCCCGCTCAACTCGTCCAGTGCCGTGCAGGGACTCATCGAGATGGCGCGGACCAACGGTTCGTTCGGCGGTGGCATGTCAGGGCCGGCCGCCGAAGCTTTGGCCATCGCTCGTCGACTCGTTCAGGAGGACTCCACTCCGAAGCCGGGCACGGACATGGCCTCCTTGATGGCTACCCCTGAGGGTCGAGTCGAAAAGGAGCAGAAGCTTCAAGCTCGAGTCGCAGCCGCTATCGGGCAAACCTACCAGAATGCCATCTTCCACAAGGTCGTGACTCAGGCGCCTGCAATTGCAAAGAGTATCGGGCACCTAGGCCAGAACCTTGACGCGGAGACTCTGAATCAAGCCATTGCGGCCGGCGATGCCAAGGGCTACGAGACCATCGCGGCTCAAATGAATATCAGTCCAAGCGAGGCCAAGCTTCTCTTCACGAGCGGTGGCGAAAAGAGTCCTCTGTGGGGCAAGGCCAAGCATACGGACGAGAAAGGCAATGAAGTCTCGTTCGGTCAATGGTCGACTCTCTTGCAGGTTGCTCAGTTGCAGCAGACCTACCGGGTCCTCAACGCGACTCATCCCAGGATCGGCAAATATCAGGCGGGCGCGGTCTATGCGAATCTTCTCGGCAACGATCGTTTTGCCATGGCCGCAGGCAATATCGCCCAGATGCAGGCACAGGCCAGTTTCGGTGACTCGATCATGGGGGCCATGGGTGCCGGGAGCATCCAGGGTCAGGTGAGTCAATTTGGGCAGATGGCAGTCGGAGCTTATCGGGCCATGGGTCAGCGGGACTTGCTGATGCGAGTGGCTCATGCGAATCGTTATGGCAATGATCCTTATGCGCGGGCCAACACCATCCTTGGTGCGATTCCCGGGATCAATCCTCAAGAGCGAGATCAGCTGGTTGCAGGAATCAAGCAAGTCCTCAAGACCAGCAATCCCATCGACCCTGTCCGTGCTGCCCTTACCGGGTCGACCGACGCCCATGACCGGGCAGAGGTTCTGAATCAAAGCCAGTCAAACGATATCGATCAGATCATCAAGGGTCATAAGTTTCAGGACCCCAATCTGGAAAGGATTCGTCGGCACGCTGCGGCAAAGTACGACGAGTTCTCCAAGATCACAGATGATGCGATGGAGTCGCTCGGCACCTACAAGCCTTAAGGAACTGACATGCCATTCTTGAACGCAGATGCAACCGATACGGCTGTGGATGGCCTGCAAACGAATCTTGCAGCCGGCAGCAATGCCAGCCTGACTGATATCCAGCGTGTGAGTCAGATGACTCAGCGGCATGACTATGGAATTCTGGCCACCATTGGCGGGGATGCCGTGGGTGGCTTGGCCGATCTTGTCGATACGGTCGGATCATCGATTCCTTTTGTCAGCAAGGGGCTGGGGATTCAGCGTGGCGACTTCAATCAATATGCTCTGCGAGCACTGGACAGCCCAGGACTCTCGACTTTCTACAACGAAAATCGCGGCGGGATTGAGGCCGGCTCAGGAGTCATTGGCACGATAGCCGCAGAGTTCGTGGGCAGGAAGTTCACCAAGCCGGGCGGGCTGCTCATGGGAGCCCTGAAGACTCTACCCTATGCACGGAGGATCGCGACTCTTGATGCCGAATATACCTCTGCGATGCAAATTGTCAGACTGGCCGATAAGGAACTGGCAACTCGCGGCGCAATGGGGATCGAGCAGTACATTGGTCGAGTCGGCGTTGAAGGCGGCGGCTTTCAGGGATTGCTTACTGCAACCGGCGGCACTACCCGGTCAGCTTTGACTCGTTCGGCCAACTTCCTGGGCTTTGCAAAGGGGGTCAAGAGTGCAGCTGTGACTGAGGCAGTTATGGCCACGACTCTTAACCAGAACGGCTTCCTCTACGACGATGACATGTCGCACAACATCATGTGGATGGGGCTGGGTCTGGGAGTCGGCGGCGCGTTCGAGAAGATCGCGACGGGCTACTCCATCCGCAAGTACGTCAATAGCGACGAGATTCGACGGACCTTTGCGGATGCTCTCGATCCCGATAAGACCGAAGAAGCTCGACTCCTGTGGAGGAAGAATGCCCCAAGTTTCCTCGACAAAAAAGCCATGGAGGAAATGGGAGATATCGGCCATCTGGGCGGCGGCTTCACTGACTATGTGACGAATCTTCTGGTCGGTGCACGGACCCTCAACAAGACGGAACTGGGCACGGCCGAGTCGGCTCAAGGCTTGCAGTTAAGTCGTAGTCAGCTCGCGACTCAGAACTTGCAGCTGGCTCGAGAAGAAATTCAGAAGGTCACGACCAAGGGGATCAGCACCAACGGCTTCACTCGATTCGGCAACGGCAGCCGTGGCTATATGAATCATGTCGACCAGCTGATGCACAATGATCCGGGGGCGTTCTTGGGAATTGAACAGCTGGGTGGTGTGCCCGAGGAGTCCACGGTCGTAGGCATCCACCAAGCTCATGTTGACCGCGTCGACGCAGTGATTCAAGACCTGCAAGCACGGGCTTTGGATGCGCAGGAGGCCATCAAGTCAGGGGCCAAGATTGCCAAGAAGTTCGACTTCGACGCCAATGACGCCATGATTCGTCGCTTCACGTTCGAGAAGAATCTGACTCCGGTGTTCTTCATTGACGGCGAGAAAGCCACGTTGACTGATGCCAGGACTCTGGATAACTGGGTCGAGCCGAACATCAAGTCCACAGCAACGGACGAGGAGACGACTCTTTTCGAGGCATTTGCCAAGGATGGGAAGTCTCACGGTGTCGGTGTTGACACGAATCTTAATCTTCACCTTCCCAATAATAAGCCCATCGCTGAGGCAGATCACTTCGACATGCTGCGGGCTTATCGGGTCGGGCAACGAGTCATCCAGAACCTCAAGAACAACAAGGAAGCTGTGATCTCTCTGCCCAAGGGAGCCAACTATTTCCAACTTGATATGGCCGAGCAACTGCTGCGTGAGTCGGATGGCAAGGTTCAGGTGATCTGGCCCGAAGCCATGACTCGCGAGTCGGCACAGGTCGAGAGCTTTGCCCAAAAGGCAGAGATTCTCCGCTCGCAGGATCGGCTGCTACAGATGAAATCGATTCTGGCTAGCAAGAAAGAGCTGGACTTCGATCCCGCTCTGGAAGCCAGCAAGCTGCGAGTCCGACTCAACCTGCCGAAGCTGACTGCCTATGAGCGTGGCGTTCTGGGTGAGTCGGATCATCCTGTTGTGCAGCTGCTGCGAGGAGTCAGTGGCATGGAGCCCAAAGACATGAGGAGCCTGACCAAGCAGGACCTCATGATCGGGGCTGCACAGACCAAACGAATCGGAGACTTTGCACCTACGGCCGCCAATGATTTCGATGACCTGATGGGCAATAGCTTCCGCTACATGCTCGACGAATCAGGGCAGCCAACACGGCCTCTCATCGGGTATCAGCGCAGCTTGCAACCCTTTGACTGGATTCCCGACAACCTTGCCGATCGCCTGGCGACTCGTAAGCTGTTCACGGTCCAGAAAATGATGGAGCCCTTGCAGACCAAGCAGGGAGTCACGGAGACTTTCACCAATTCACTCAGCAAAGCACTGATGCAGTCGCCCGATTATGATATCGCGGCCAGGACTCATGAACTGATGGACCCTCAAGTCCAGGGTTCGGTGCTGGGCACTGCGAATCAAACTCCGTTCGGGGCGGCGGCAAAGGCAGTCAAGAGCCGTGACTGGATCGGGCGCGACAACCCGACCTTGTTGGCGGCATCCCGCGTCCAAGAACTGGCGCAGCGATTGACTCGTGACTTCTTCCAACGCGAGGCAGCGCCGTTACAGCAAGTCGCAGGCATTCTCAACTCGCCTCGTTCGGCTGCGACCAAGATGCTTCTAAATCAATTCATTGCGCACCGTCCCGGCTGGGATATCGTGATGGATGGCCGCAAAGCCATCGAGGACAACTTGGCTCAAGTGGCTTTGCCCGGCGGCAAGACAGGCTACAAGTTCATCCTTCAGAGGACCGAGCAGAACATGAGTCGCTGGAAGACCATGTTCGGGCAGGAGATGCCGGAGGGTGCCATCATGCCGACTCCGGCAGGAACGGACATTGTCCTTGATCAGACTGGCCTTGATTTCATGAAGGCTTTCAACAGCATGACGGACTCGATTCGTCTCAACAAGAACCAGCTGCTGAAAGCCAACGGCCTCAACCAGATCGATCACCTTCCGTTCTACGTCCCGCCCACCAACATCGATGGCAAGTTCATCGGATTCACGTTCGATGCCGAGAACAAGATCGTGCCGGGCATGACGGTCATTGCCACGACTCAAGAGCAGTTCGCCAAAGAGCAGGCGAAGGTGCTGGCCATGATCGCCGATCAGAAGAAGTCGGGCTATCGATTCATGACTCGTGATCAGGTACAGCGCTTCAGCAACATCTGGGATCGGGCACAGATGGACATGATCGATCCCGGAACCACTGCGATTCAGCCTGGCAAGCGAGGGACCGGCGGGCTCAGCTCGATCACCATTGACCCTCAGGGAGTCGAAGGTATCCTCAGCACTCTTCGGAGTCAGTACTTCAACCATGCCAACGACATTGTGACCACAATGTTCAAGGATCAGGTCAGGTCGGCGGAAGCCCGCTCGGCTGTGGCCAGCGACGTCACAAGGAATCGTGCTGGCTTCTATCGGGACCAGCAATTCCGTTCCATCCACGACATGTACTTGGAGAATCTCCTTGGAAAGTCACCGCTCAATTCATCGGGTTCGCTGGTCGGGCGCTTCTACAATCAGATTGAAGGCACGATTGACTCGTTCCTCGCTTCAGGCGCCCCGAGCGTTAGCAAGGTATGGCACGCGACCAACAACTGGATCGATAAGATAAAGCCATGGGACTCCTCGGGAGTTGCCAAGCGTGACTTTGAGTCACTGACCCACGCTCTGGGCGAGTACATGCCCTTCAAGTCGGCGGCCGAATACCTTGAGCATCAAGGCGCTGGGCAGATGCCGCCCAAACTCAAGGATATCATGGGCGCAACGAATCGTTTCACGGCAGCCACAATGCTCAGGATGTTCGAGCCCGCGATGGCTGTGATGAACATGGCCGGCATGGTCAATGCTATGCCTAGTGTGATTCGTCATCTGGTACAGAAGGAAGGTGAGACGGCCGCTGATTACGCAGCACGAGTCGGTCACATTGCCACCATCTTCCCGGAGGCAGGCCCGGCCGGCACATCGATCGGCGTCCTCGACATGGCCAAGCTTATGACTCGCGGCTTCAAGCGGGCATGGAGCAAGGAGTCTCACGCCGACTTCGACTACATGCGCAGTATGGGATTCCTCACTCAAGAAGTCGCCGAGTTCCAGAAGCAGTTCGGGGCTATCGAGACTAAGGCTGATTGGGAACGATTCATGTTCGGGTCACCGGGAGCCAAGGTCGGCAGGTTCGGACAGGACGGGGCATTCCTTGGCGACAAGGGACTCGTAGGTTGGACCTCGATCTTAACTGACAAGTCGGAGGACTTCTCACGCAGCTGGGGTCATATGGCAGGACTCGAGTTGGCTGACATGCTGGGCATTGAGGGCCGTGAAGCCCGCAACACTTTCGCCCACGATATGGCCAACAAGATGATTGCCAACTACAATCCAGCGAATCGTCCCGAGGTCTTCCAAGGTGCGGTGGGCGCCCCGCTCGGCCTCTTCCAATCGTTCATCATGAACTACTATCAGCGACTCTTCCGTTATGTGGAGACCAAAGACTATCACGCACTGGCTACTCAATATGCCATGCAAGGTGGGCTATTCGGAGTCACGACCCTGCCGGGCTGGGCCGAGGCGAGTAAGTTCTTCTTCTCTCACAGTCAGGGGCAGATGGATGCAAACGACTCGATTCGCGAAAAGTTCGGGCAATCGGCAGGAGACTTGCTTGCAGCCGGGACAATTTCCAACGTGCCCAAGCTATTCGGACTCCCAGGGATTGACCTGTATTCGCGCGGCGATACTGCGGTCCGCCTGCCGGGATTCAATCTGCCGCCGGGGATCAGTGTCGCTACCAAGGTCATCAGTGGAGTAGCTGAAGGACTCAGGGCTACGTGGGGAGCAATCACCGGAAGCAACCCCGCGTTTACTGGGACTCAATTGGCCGAGATTGCCAGCAACACCATTCCCAATCGGCCAATTGCAGGACTCATTGAACAGCTTCTAGCTCATGGGGATGACACTGACAAGTACGGGCAGATTGTTTCCGACACCAAGTCCATGGCCGAGGGCGTCTATCGAGTCATGGGCGTTCGGTCAATGCGGCAAAGCAAGGAGCTCGAAGCCTTCTACTCGAACCGCAACGCCATGGAACTCAAGGCCAGCCAGGATGACTTGCTGCGAACTGCGACTCGAGCTGCGATTCGTGCCGGCCACACAGAGGCTCTACCGGGGATCATGCAGACCTACATCGAACAGGGCGGTGATCCACGGTATTTCAGGAAGTGGCTCAAGTCCAATTACGAGGCAGCCACTGAGTCACGAGGTGAGCGGCAGCTTCAACAAACCTTGCACAGCAAGCAGATGGGCTATGTGGCTAGGTTGCTGGATGCCGGAGTCGATATCAAGGGCGACGATACCACGACCAGCTATGCCGATGCCCTTGCAACTAGCAGCAACTACGATCATCCCAATGAAGATGACCCGGGCTATGATACGAATCATACGCCGGACGTAGACCCGATGGGACAACTGCCCGCTAATGATCCGACAGTGCCGCAATAAAAAGGGGGCAGGGATTATAAGTCCCTGCCCCAGTCGTTTCCCACGCAGAGGGAACTCTAGTCGTTGATCGAACCAGCCGGTGACGAATCACCCACTTGATTGGCAACCGCAGCACCTTTCAGCCAGGATTCATACGCTCCAGCTGCGAGCAGAATCTGTTCATGTTTGGTGCCAGGCACTGCTGTCTGAACTGCCAGTTTGAGCGCTTCAAATCGGCGCTCTTCATCGACGGGAATCTTAAACATCTACTTAGCTCCTTGCCCTGAGGTGCTTCATGGCTTCCGAATAGCAAAGCAACTGGTACTTTGCGTCGGGAATCGCCTGATGTTCCGGGAAGATATTGAGGTCCCTGAACACATCGGACTTCTTGATGCCAGCCGCGGCCATAAGAGTCCGGAGGTCGCGAACCATGTCATAGCGCCATGGCCGTTCGACCAAACAATCGTCCATGAGCGAGCCGACGTTGGTGACGTCGAAGTCCGAGCCTCGGACCCAGAGCTCACAGTCGGTCTGATCTTCGCCGACCACGATCGACCATTGACGACTCAGATGCCGCAGCAGGGCGGGCAGTTCCTCATAGTCATCGCCGAGACTTTCCTCCATGAGGCGGCGAGTCGGCTCGTCCTGCATCATGTGGAAGAAAAGAGTCTTGCCGCCGAACGTCCGTTTGATTGCGATCTGCGGATCGATGGGCAGGAAGACCAGCACTTCCTTGAGAATCGTTTCGGGATCGTCGGCAGGCACAAAGACCATGCCGACCTGCGTCACGATGGAGCGAGGTCCGGTGTGAAGAGTCTCGATATCCATCGAGCACAAGAACTTGGGTTGCTTGTAAGCCATATTCAGTCTCCGCTATTTCGCTGAA